TTACAATACGCATAAATATTGACTTTTCAAATGTTACAAATTTTCCGTACGCGCGCGTATGAAAATGATTTATTGAAAAATGTCTCCTAGAAAAAAGTTCTATAGGGTGTATAAATAACTATGCCCAAAAAAAGACGTAAGAGAATAGCAGCTGATAGTGCTCCTGATATACCTTATCCACGAGTAAGAGTGGAGTGGATTGATTGCGTTAGTGATAGTGGTTGGGCCACAGACAAAGAGTTTGATAAAATGAAATTAGCACAGCCAGTAAACGAGGGTTGGCTGTATTCAAAAGATAAAAAATCTATTAAGCTGTTTGCATCTTATGATAAAGATGATGATGGTTTTACTTTTGGGGATCGGACGATGATTCCTCGTCAGTGGGTGAAGAAGATAACTCGGCTGTAACTACCTGAGCATCCTTATCAATAATAGGTTGATAAAATTTAAGAGCTTCTTTTACTCTTGCATCTATATCTTCTTGTGAAGTATTCTCGTGCTTATGGAGATGTATTTCATTATTGTTTTGTAAGCCACCTGCTTTGCCTCTACCAACTTCAGCGTTTATGGCAGCAGACCAGGCCTTATTCTTTCTTGATTCATCCCTTAATTTACCCAACTCCGCAAGGTGTCCTTCGTAAGTTATATCATATTTTTTTAAAAGTTCAGATCTTCTGCTACCTATATATTCAACAACTAAAGGAAAGTGTTGAGGATTTTGTAATCTACTGGCTATAACATGGGCAGTATCTTCTGAGTATCCAGCTGCTATTGCACAGTCTGTTGCCGTCATTCTACCCTCTTCTGACACAATTAGATTAGCAAATTTAATTTGCATAGGTGTTAATTTTTTTGGTAATCCCATGGTTGAATTATATAAATTATAGGATATATTTCAAGTCAGAATGAATGGAAGATTATTAAGACAAGTATTAGATAAGATGTTGAAATCACCTGCAGCTCAAGATGCAAGGGTTCAAGTTTGTTTACCGGACGGTAAATTTTATGATGTCACCTCTTTACAATTGCTAGAAAATAAAATAATTGGTCATAGAGAATCTCATAGATTAGTGTTTACAGTTAAGGCTGAGACCTGGAATATGGGTAAGATTTTGAAGAAAGTTGGAGATACCACTTAACTCGAATTCTTAACTTAAAAATGTATAAAGAAGAGACCAAATTTTGGCATGAAATTAGAAAACATAAAAGCAAAATATCGTGGACTAGATTGGAAAATTCCGCTGCGCATGGTACTCCTGATCTATTGGGCTATAATGATAATAGCACCTTTTTCACAGTAGAACTCAAGTTAAAAAAAGTTAAGAAAATCTCCTTCTCACCACATCAAATTGCCTTTCATGTTAAGCATCCAAAGAACACTTTCATACTGGTAAAAGAGCTGCCAAAGGCCCTCGGTCAGAGGGCTGTAAAACTTTATGAAGGGACCGAGATCCACGCGCTTGTGGGCGGGACCCACCCCATGCCTGTGGCTTGTGGCTTGTCAGCTTGCTGCCTGTTCCTTGAGCGCTTGTAGCTTGTGGCTTGGTGCGTGCTTGCGGGCGGGACCCTCCCAGAAATCTATATTTTTTTTAATGTTCACCGTAAGCTATATTTTTAACGTTCTTGTCCCAACATGCTCGGCAATCTTTGCATTCATTATTTTGTTTCGGAGCTGGACAAGTCGCAGCCTTAGTCACAACTGTGGACGTATTTGGCCAGGCGCCAGCTGGCGCCTGGTCTATCATGGGCATAGAAAATCTAACAACTAAATTTTTAGGGGCTCTCGCGACGTGTTCCTGGGTCCACGCTTCCCGAGTCGGTAACCAGTGACTGACACCAGGTGTCAACTCGCAAACTTGATAAATTTTGTTTAGGTGTTCCAGGTCCTGAACGTCTCCGGAATCGTGCCATCTAAAATAATTTGATTTTTTTGAATTGATTAAGTGAACCATGGCCGCGACCCATCCAGGGTGTTTAATAGATTTTAATCTCCGGTATTGTGCAGCTTGTACAACTTTAAAAACATAACAACCCTTCAGAGCATAACAATTGCTGCAGGTGCTGCCTTTAATTTTTTGAAGCTTCGAACCGGTTTTACACTCCGCAGCCGGCAGGCCATAAGACCAGCCAGGCATTTTAGACGGCCTCGAAAGGCCGCCCACTAATTTAAGAGCCGAGTTAGTTTTCACAGTTTTTTCAACTTCTTAATAAAACCTGGATATTCTTTGGTCATGTTTTCGCCGTATGTTTCAAACCAGATTTTAATAATTTGTTTAATTAATTTTTCTTTCATGAATCTAATATAGGATATTGTAGGAAATAAACAAGAAAAATATTTTTATTTTTTTTAAATTTTTTTCTTGACATATCCTATTTTATCCTATACACTTGGACGGCGGCTGGGGATGGCGGTGGCATGTAGAGAAGAGCTTGTGGGCGGGGCCCACCCAAAAAAAATAAATAAATAATAGCTTGTGGCTTGTGGCTTGTGGCTTCCCAGGAATTTAAGAGCTGCAGCCCACGCGTTGAGTTAGCTGCAGCTTGTGGACTTGCGTCCGAAGACGCACACTAGTCCCAAATCAAGCTTCGTTATTGACTAGAAAATACTTAAATTTCCCTTCGTCGCTTCACCTGATTCCTGGTCTGGTGGTGCGAATAACCCTTGCACTGGGAAACACCAGACCAGATCAGCACGGGGAGAGAACATAACTAGGAGCAGTAATACTAGTATATCGGCGATCCCTCATCCCCGCCTAGATCGCGCTCGTTGCTGATCCCAGGTCCACTGGTAGAAACTCTAGAATACATCTACTCTCGATATCTGAGTAAACAGTGGACCAGGGATCAGGGGCGATCTCTCGCCCATGATCTTAAATTTTTACCAACTACAATCGTAGCCGATATCTTTACCTTCCTTCAACATTTTTTTACACCACGCAATAAATTTTTTATCTTGCGCCTTGTATTCTTTCACTTGCTCCTCTTGGAATTGTTGCCCCCAAAAAAAGCCATCAGGTGCAAAGCAATCATAAAAATTATTTTTATATTGCTCCTCTAATCTTTTAACGATGTCCTCGGTGATTTTAACTCCACCCTCACCACCATTAAAACCTAGATGTTGTAATCCATCAGAGGTATTATGTTCCTGTTCCTTTTTTTGTTTTTCAAATTCTTTTGAAAAAAACTGTTGCAATCTTGCGTGCTTTCTCCAATAGAACTCCTCATGAACTTCGCCTTTACTGTCTCGAAGTCCTGCGTATTGATCTAAACCCATTTTATTCTCCTTTGTTAATTGGTTTATAGGATTAGTTATATAATATCCTACAACATAGTCAACAAAAAAAATAATTTATTTTCAACTAAAAAGTGATTGACACAAGATGTTGTGTGAGGTGCATGTGGGCGGGACCCACCCTCCCAGATAAGAGCATGTGGGCGGGACCCACCCTTATTTTTTTTTCTGGGGCAATCACTTGCCCCAGAAATTTTTAAGCTGCTTATTCTCTAAAAGTTGGAATGATAGGCAACTCTTTTAAATTAGTATGAATTGCCCCTGCGTCGTTGCCCTCGTCATCTTGCGATGGAGTTAAAACAGTCCCATCATCCAAGTATATCTCACAAGGTTGTTGGTGCCATCCAAAAACTCTTTCTGTTTCTTTTGGGTTTAACCATTCAACTTTAACTATTTTTTTGCCAACTAAATGTTTGTTGACTAGGTCTTGCCAATAGTTTTTTTTCATAACACATTCCCCATTCTATTAATATAGATGTACCCTTGTATATCCGACCCGTTTTTGGCTTGGGCTTTTAAGATAGTACAAAGATGGTCAATATCTTTTTTAGATGTAAATCTAAAAGCATTATCAACAACCTCAAGTGTAGAGGTTATATCGATTGTTTGATATTTTTTATCTTTTTTCATTTTGCCCCTTTCTGAAAAATGTTAAATGTAATTGAAACAATATCAGAGTTTGCCGTTGTATATCTTTCTCTGTCTCTATCCCAAAAAGTCAAATAACGTTTTCCCGTTTTTTTGTTTATACCTATTTTACTTTTCGCGTCCCAAGTTCCTTTTCTCGAGATACTTTGACCGTGAAAATTTTCTTCGCCATTGATATATTGTGGTGTCCAAGTGACGAAGAATTTTGTGCCTTTGTTCAACATATTTATTTTTCCTTTCTGCTTGACATATTATCCTATATGACTATATTGTCAAATAGAAAGGAGAAATAAAAATGGAAAAAAACGTATACTCAACATTTTTAGTGTTAAAAATTAGAGAAGATAAGAACCCAAAAGGCAAAACTGATATTACAGTTGACGGTTCTTTTGATACTTTAACTGATGCTAAAAATTACAAAGATGCAAAGGACTGTATCGAGAAACTTACCCCATATGAATACTGGGTAACTTCTTATAAAATTCAACAAATTTTTTACAAGTCCTTTGTTCAAACGGAAAAGAAATCTTGGAAAGATTTAATTTCTGTTTAATGTTGTAAAAAAACCACGAGTGTTGCAATTATGCAACACTCGTAGGGAAGAGCATGTGGGCGGGACCCACCCCAGAAAAAAAATACAAAGTCCCAGAAATCTTTTATTGACACCAATATTAATTAATATAATATCCTATACATTAACAAAGGAGAAAGAATGAAACAAACAATAAATATAAAGTACAATAATAAAACTATTGTAATTCCAAAACCATTTAATGAATGTGATTTTGGCAAAAATCCATTAGAAGAGATATCGGTTGCTAATCGTTTCAATGGGGAAAGTGTATTACTACCCAGATTTGCAGTTGCTATCTATGATGTGATTATGGGTAGTGAGATGTTGCAAGATTGGAAATCTCATAGACAGGGTTTGGATTGGTTTATTAAATACTTTCCGAAACAGTATATGGTTTTATTAGACTAATAAGCCATG